ATACAACTTCATAACCAAGATGATCTAGATGTTTATGTTACATTGTCGGGTGGAACTAGAGTTTTACAGCTACGCCAGTCTACTGGTAGTACTGCAACTTCTAGTCACCCACAGGTGAACAACACAGACGGATTATACTTCCCTGCAGTTACAGCAGGTACAACTTTATATAACTACCAACTTTCCACTGATAACAATACCATTACATTTAACTCTGCACTACCGCAAGGTGCAGTAGTTTTTTGTGAACGTAGAACAAGAGATGCTAGTGGCACATATACAAATTTTGCTAGTGGCAGTACTATAAGAGCTAGAGATCTTAACGACTCATCTGAACAATCAAACTTTACTGCACAAGATGCTAGAAACAAAGCATTAGAAATAGAAGGAGCACTGTTTAATGGAGGTGCTATAACATCTAATTTTGTTACATCAGAAAAAATAATAGATGGTTCTATTCTTGATGCTGATATAAACGCAAATGCAAATATACAAGGTTCTAAATTAGCTAATGATTCTGTAACTTTAGATAAATTAGGTAGTGGTAATCTTCCTAGTGACATTACAGTAGACTCTAATAATATACCAACTGGTACATTTGATGGTAGATACTATACAGAAACTGAATTAGATGGAGGTCAACTAGACAACAGATATTATACAGAAACAGAACTAGATGCAGGTCAGTTAGATAATAGATACTATACAGAAACAGAGTTAAATGCTGGACAACTAGATACTAGGTATTTTACAGAAACTGAACTTACCTCTGGTGGGGTACTTGATGGTAACTATTATACAGAAACAGAGCTAGATGCAGGTCAACTTGACACTAGGTATTTTACAGAAACAGAATTAACCTCTGGTGGTGCTCTTGATAGTAGATACTATACAGAAACCGAACTTGATGGAGGTGCTCTTGATAGTTTATACCTTACTGAAGCAGCTGCGGATGCTAGATATTTTAACATATCTACTGGAGATACTATCAAAGATGGTGATGTATTTCCAGATAACGATACAACTATTGCTACAACAGCAGCTATCAATGACAGGATTATTGATTTAATTGATGATGTTGGTGGTTTTGTACCGATAGCAAACGAAACAAGTTTTCCTACAGCAAATCCAGATGCAAACAACGGTGCTGGTACTATTGTTTCTGTTAAAACAGCATCAACTACTTTAACTCCAAGTGGCACTACAGTTACGATTACTAATGGTGCTGGAACTGGTAATACAGTTACAATTACAGGAGTGACAGATCCTATACCTCAAAATTTAGGGTTTTTAGTAGAAACAACTACTACATTACATACATATACATTTCATAGATTAGTACCTGATGCAACACAGGTTTCAACAATTGCTAGTAACATAGGAAATATAAATACAGTTAATTCTAATGCTTCTAATATTAGTACAACAGCAAATGATATTGCTAACATAAATACTGTTGCAGGTGATATTACAAATGTAAATACTGTTGGTGCAAATATTGTAAATGTAAATGCTGTAGCTAATTCTTTAGGAGCTGCACAAACATTTACTGTAACTGTATCAGGTGGTGTTTTTTATATAAATGGTACAGCTAACCCTTCTTTAACTTTAACTAGAGGTTTTACTTACACATTTGACCAATCTGATAGTACTAACAATAATCATCCACTAGCATTTAGAGATAGTAGTAATGCTTCATATACCACAGGTGTAACAGTAAATGGAACAGCAGGTCAATCTGGATCTACAGTAGTCTTTGCTGTACCATCAAATGCACCAAGCTCGTTGTTATATTACTGTACTCAACATGGTAATAGTATGGGTAACACCATATCAATTATTAATGACAATATAGGTATAGTTGCAGGTAATATTGGAAACATTAATACTACTGCTGGTGATATATCAAATGTAAATGCCGTAGGTGGATCTATAGCAAACGTAAACACAGTTGCAAGTAATCTTGGTACTGTTAATGACTTTGCAGCAAGATATAGTTCAGGTGCTAGTAATCCAACTACTAATTTAGATACAGGAGACTTATTCTTTAACACTACTGCTAACGAATTAAAAATTTATAATGGTTCTTCTTGGCAAGGTGGTGTTACAGCGCAAGGAAGTCTTTACAATGATAACAGTGTTGACTTACATTTAAATCAAAATAATCCTACATCAGGATATGTACTTAGTTGGAATGGTAGTGACTACGCATGGGTAGATAATGCAGGATTTACTAACACTGACGTTGACTTACATTTAAACCAAAGTAATCCTACTTCGGGTCATGTGCTTAGTTGGAACGGTTCGGATTACGCATGGGTAGCTAATCCAGATACAACTTACAGTGCTGGGTCAGGTTTAACGCTGACTGGTACTACATTTTCTGTTGATACTCTTAACCAAGATACTACGGGTACTTCGGGAGGTTTTACAGCTGGTGATGCTTCAAATTTAAATACTGGAACAATACCAGATGGAAGATTTCCAAGCACACTTCCAGTAACCAGTGGAGCAAATTTATCAAATTTAAACGCATCTAATTTAACCTCTGGTACAATACCAGATGCTAGGTTTCCAGCCACTTTACCAGCAATTAGTGGAGCTAACTTAACGAATCTTCCTTCAAGTAGTGGAGGTTTAACTGGTGGAGGTACTGACGAATTATTTATTGAGTCAGATAATGTAATGAGTACAGACTTTACAACAGGAACAAATAAGAATTACATTAATCTTCTTCCATTATCAGTTAACGCCACACTAACTGTAGCAAGCGGAAGTGTTATACAGTTTGTATCAATTTAAGCTTATGTTAGTTAAATTAATTTTTCTTCTGTCCTTAACAGAATTAAAAGGCTCTAGTGGTGAACAGTTATTTATAGAAGCAGATAATCAAGTTAATAATAGCTTTACTACAGCACAAAATAACAATTATCTTGCAATTAGTCCAATTAGTATCTCACCAGGTTCTGTTTTAACTGTAGCAGAAGGATCTATTATAGACTTTTTTTAAACAATATTATTATGTCAAAATTAAACGTTAATGAATTAGAAGCTAATGGCACTAATAGCAATTTAAAACTTGTTAGTAAGGGTTCTACTGGAACGTGTGAAGTTACAGGTGCAGATAACGATGCTACTTTACAATTGAACTGTTCTGCTCAAAGTCACGGTGTCAAACTAAAAGCTCCAGCCGATAGTGCTGGTCAAAACTATACACTAGCTCTACCTGATAACCAGATAGCAGCGGGTAAATTATTACAATTAAAAACCGTAACTGGAAGCGGAGCTACTGCTGAAGGTCAACTTGAGTTTGCTGATGCACCACCTGCTGTTTATACAAACTTAAATGCTACTAACATAACCTCTGGAACTTTAGATAATGCTAGGTTAAATTCTACTCCAGCTTCTGCCGGAGGTGGGTTTAAATTCGTAAGTAAAACAGAACTTACTGGAGCACAGACTGCAAGTAAAGTTAGTTTCACAGGACTTGATGATGATGGTCACTATTTAATAAAAGGTAAAGATATTCAACTTAGCGGAGCTACATACTTATACGGATATTTTTTAGGTTCAGACGGTACTAAGATAAAGGATTCTAATAACAACCCATACACTTACGCATGGCAGAGAATTAACGGCCTATACAACTATGTTAACGAGAGTTATGCTAGTTACTCATATTTACCTTTTCAAAGTAGTTATAACGTCGATCACTACAGTTTTGAAATGGAATTATTTACAGGTGCTGAAAAAAATTGTTTGTTTTTCCGAGCTCATCACATAGAAAGACAGAGTGGTACTTGGTATCCAACTCATTTTAGCATGAACGCTCAATTATATCAGCCAGCTACTGGAACACGGATTCATGGTTTTGAGTTTGAAGTAGTTAATTCAAGCTATACGTTTATGGCACCCACTGAAATCATGCTTTATCAATTTTTAGAATAATTATGTCAAAAATAAAACTTAGCGAGGTTGAAGCTTTATCAACTAACGGAGACTTAGAATTAACACCAAACGGAACAGGTACTGTTGAAATAAGTAATGATGAAGGTGCTGGGGTTTTACAACTTAACTCATCTCCATTAGCATCAAGCAAAATAAAACTTAAATCCCCACCTGAGTCTGCTGCTCAAAACTATACATTGATTCTGCCTGATAATCAAGTAGCTCAAGATAAGTACTTACAAGTAGCAAGTGTCACAGGAAGTGGATCAACAGCAGTCGGACAATTAGAGTATGCAACTGTAACAGCACCTAATATAAATTTAGATGCATCTAACATAACATCCGGTACTGTACCTAAAGGCCGAATAGCAACACCTTTATCTGGATCTTTAGGTCTGGGAATGCAACATATTAATACATCTACTATAGCATCAGGGCAAACTGCTCAGAGTATAAGTTTTGAAAATTTTGAAACTAATGCAACGTATAGAATATATGGCAGTTTAGCTCTACATAATTATCATAACGACAGGATACGGATTAGATTTTTAGATACATCTAATGCTGAAATAAATAGTAGCTCTGACTATATGTCTCAGTATATCATGGATCGGTTATATAATCCTAATTATTACTACTCTACTCAACAAGATCATTTTCCAATCTGGTTTCAAAATCAAAATAATTATTATAGAATAGAGATTTTTGCAGATATTACTACTAAAAATGGTGCAGACTCAATGTTTGTGCGAGCTTTTGAATCTTATTCGGGTTACGCTTATCAATCAATTCAAGCTACTGTCTTACAACAAAGTGCGCTGCAGCAAATAGGTGGTGTAAAATTCTATCTGCAGACTAACCAATCTCATTTAATGTTCGGTTATGGATCTAGCCTCAGTCTTTATAAATACGTGGAGAGTTAATTATGTCAAAAATAAAAGTTGATGAGGTAGAAACTACCAGTTCAAATCTCAAACTTAAGCCTAAAGGCACAGGACTTGTAAAAGTTAAAGCTGCTGGTGGTACAGATGGAACTTTAGAATTACCTACTGGTGGAGTTAATTCAGTAAAATTAAAGTCTCCAGCTCATAGTGCTGGTCAATCTTATACTCTAACTTTACCTGACCAGAATCTTACAGCTGGAGCAAATTTACATGTTCAAAGTACTACAGGAAGTGGGGCTACTGCTGAAGGACAATTAGAGTTTAAATCTTTTACTACAATAGATACTTCTAATATGGCTGCGTCTAGTTTTACAACAGGAACTATACCAACAGCTAACATGCCAGCATTTACAGCAGGTGAAGGTGCAGCATTAAAACTGGTAAGTAAATCTACTCCTATAACAGTAAATAATCAAGTTAGTTATATTAGCTTTACTTTACCCTCTGAAGGTCGTTATTTTTTTGTTTCTAAAAACTTACATACTAGCTCAATATATGCTAGCCCAAAAATTTCGTTTTTCAAAGCTAATAATGCTCAACCAACTTGGCATAGGTTTCAGGAACAAATGCGTTATCCTTACGTTCGTAGAAATAGTGGCACTGGTCAGTATGATATAGATCTTAGATACCAGATGAACAATGGCTACTGGGAACCTTCACAACGAAGTGTACTTACTTTAGAATTTTGTAATATCCAACACTTGCAAAATTATTTTTTAAAAATGGCGATGCCAAGTGATCCAAGTGTACAAAGAGCTAGACACCATTTTGAAATGGGTGCAATTGGTAATAGTTATTACAATGATACTATTACTGAAGTCCGGTTTTATGCTGGTTCCTCAAGTTACTACTGGGAGATTGGTACGGAAATTTTACTTTATGAAAGGTTAACTTCTTAAAAAATTTATTAAAAAATATTATGTACAAAATGGTAAATGGCGAATTAATCGCCTTAACAGATGCAGAAATTGCAGAAATGAAAGCAAATGCACCTACAGATGCTGAAATTCTTGCTAGAAAATGGCAACAGATAAGAGCAGAAAGAAATCAAAAACTTTTTGAAACAGACTGGAGAGCAACCAGTGATCGTACATTATCAGATGCTTGGAGAGATTATCGTCAAGCATTAAGAGATGTACCAGCACAAACTGATGTAGACAATATTGTTTGGCCTACAGAACCTAGCTAATGCCTATAAAAGCACCGATTGAAATACCAATCATACAAATTCCACCTATTGAAGAAATAGAGACAATATCTATACCTCTTCCCACAGCAGAAGTACCTTTCTATACTCCTTTGGTTATACCTCCTAGTGATTTACGAGCAACGGAGCAAATACAAATACAAACAGATACATCTATTGATAACTATGAGATAGATGCTAAAGCAACTGAAGGTACTTCTACTAAACCAAGCACCCAACCTGGAATGAGAACAGTTAATTTGTTTTCTACAAATGTAGAGATACCACTTCCAGAAACTGAAATCTTAATTACAGCAACAACAACAGCAGTTGCTTCGGTAGCTGCTGCACTTACTGCTACTGCTGTATTTAACTGGGTTGTAAAAATTATGAAACCAGTTATTAAAACAACTTGGAAAAAGATACGTGGAAAAAAACGAACAAAAACCTGATATAGAAAAGAAAGGTTTATTAAAAAAATTAAAAGAGAATGTAGATGACCACGATGAACAAATGGCAATTCTTGGTGCAGCAGTGCGTCTTGGAGTTGTTGTTTGGTCTGGATTTATCATTACTTTAAATTATGTCGAGTTACCTATGGTTAAAAAACCTTTAGGAGCATCCTCTGATATAACTTTTGTGGCTTCGATTTTTACGGGAGCCCTAGCAACTTTCGGACTCTCTACTGGTAACAGTAAAAAGAACGGAAACGGCACAACAACCAACACAAACCCAAAAGCATGAAAAAACTAATCTTGCTTTTAGCTCTGTTAGCACCAAGCATAGCTAGAGCCAATACAGTAACACCTCAGTTTACAACTGGGAATATGACCTCAACCACAGTTTCAACCCAAACAGTAAAGGAGGTTACAAAGAAAGAAATCTTTGGATCTGCTGTTAATACATGGTCTGGTACTAACGTAACTGCATCCGCAGACATAGCTGGAGCTGCTACAAAATTTTCAATTAAAGATGACACAAAAGCATGGCAGTTGGAAACAACTACTAGAGCTGCTGGTCTTATAGAAAAATGGGACATCACAACAGACTATACAATAAACTCCACCACAAACTCCTTCTCTGTCTTCTCACAATAGGCAGTCCAGTCTTTGCGGAGGGAGATGTACATAATAATGCAACTCCAGTTGCTGCTGCTACAGGCAATGTGACCAATAGTGCGGTGCAATTCCAGAACAATGGAGCACCCTCTAGACAGCAGTTTAGCAACGGAAACTCGTGCAATGGAAGTACTTTGACATTCAGCCCATTTTATATGGGTAATGATGTTCAACCTGAGACTGAAGATGGATATGTCATAAACGAAAACTGGGGAATCCAACTAGCATTTATGGTTCCCCTTAATCGTGATCTGACTAAGCAATGCGAACGCATCGCTGCACTTCATGAACGGAATATGAAACTTTCACAAGAAATGACAAGAGCACTCAAATGTGCAGATCTTCATCGCAAGGGCTTTACCTTTCGACCTGATACTGACTCATACAAATTGTGCTCTGATGTCGTACCTATCCAATTAGTAAAAAAAGACAATGTTAGCAATCCTTAAACCAATCGTTTTAACTTTTTTAAAAAGTGACAAATTCAAACAGTTTGTTGTAGATTTATTAGAAAAGTTATCCAAAGAAAGCGATAATGACCTTGATGACAAGGCAGTAGAATTTATTAAAAGAGGACTAAAAGTTGAGTAAAAGAGCAGGAGAAGAACAGTTTAACGAACTACATAAGTTGGTTACAACTGAGCTTATAGACAGAATACGTAGCGGTGAAGCTACTACCGCTGACCTAAAAGCTGCTGCTGACTGGCTCTATAAAAATGATATAACAGGTGTAGCGTTTGATACGTCACCTTTATCTCAACTAGCAGACATTATGCCAAGTGTCGATTTTGAAACAGTACAAAGATCGGTAATTAAATAATGGCTCCTAGACGACTACCACGTAAACAACTTAAACGAAGTGCAAGAAACTACAGGGATAACCCCGCATCCAGAGAAAAGAAAAACGCTTACAACAGAAAGCGTAACAAATCCAAAGAAGCCATTGCCTATAGAGTGGAACTTAAAAAAGCCCGTAGAAAAGCGGGGGCTGAAGGTAAGGGCGGAAAGGATTTTTCACACACTAAATCAGGAAGATTAGTACGTGAAAGTGTTTCAGCAAACAGAGCAAGAAATCGTGGTAAAAAATGACACCAATACTTCCTACTTATAAACATTACACACAAAACTTAATAGTCATGACATCAGGAGACGCTAAACGCCTATGGAGAAAAGCTATTAAGGAGGCAAACAATTATGAATGTATTTATTGCGGACAAAAACATTATGAATATGATCTTACCATTGACCATGTACATCCCAGATGTTTGGGAGGTACTACCAATACTTGCAACTGTGTTCCCGCCTGTAGACGATGTAATCAAGAAAAAGGAAGTATGAACTGGTTAGTGTGGTTTAGGAATAACTTTCCACCAAACCCACTACGAGAAAACTTAATATTAAATTGGATTAAATGAACAAAATATTTAACCCTAATAAACTTCTTTTACAAGAACTTAAAGACATTGCATATGCTACACCTAGTCCAATTCGTTGGGCTATGGTGTGGTTTTTGTTATGGTTTGAGCCACAATATATAGATTATAAAGCTAAAAAAGCTGTAGATGATGCTATAGAAGAGTATCAAAAACGTAATAATTTATGTGATTTTTGTGAAGAATGGCGTAGTGAGCCAGGGGTCAAAATATTACCTTCTGAGGTAAAAGGACTAAACGACATGAGTATTAATTATGACACAGACCCCGACTGCGATATCTAATGATGATATTTTATTAGATAAAACTGTCAATTTTTTAAAAACAAATGAAGGTTTTGAACCTGTAGCAAGACCGCCTGTAGGTATAGAAGGTGGTATGCCAACCTATGGTTATGGTTTTGAGTATAAACAGGACAACCAAACACGAGTACAAGATGGTGAGACTATAACTGTAGAAGAGGCTGACGAGTTACTAAGGTATAAAGTTAGTGAGTTACATCAAACCTTTAGTCAAAGGTATGAAAACTACAGAAACCTACCAGCTAGTGTAAAAGCAGGTGTACTGTCATTTGGTTTTAACAACGGTATAAATGTATTTGAAGATAAACGTAATCAACAAATACTAAGACCAGCTTTGGACAGTGGAGATGTAGAAAGACTGAAAAAAGCTATGGGTTTATTTGTTTATGGCCCTAATGGTAAAGATCCTATTTTACGTATGCGTAGAATAAGAGAACTAAACATGATGAATGACCCTAATTTTTTGATGATAAATGAAAATTGAAGATCAACTCCAAAAAGATTTTAGGTATTTTCTTACCGCTGTTTGGACACACTTAAACCTACCCGCCCCTACAAGGGCACAATTATGTATCGCTGAGTATTTACAACATGGCCCCAAAAGATTACAAATCCAAGCGTTTCGTGGCGTTGGTAAGTCTTGGATTACTGCTGCATTTGTCCTTTGGACTTTATTCAATAACCCAGATAAAAAGATTATGGTCGTCTCTGCTTCAAAAGATAGAGCAGACTCATTCTCCATCTTCTGTCAAAGACTAATACTAGAAGTACCTTGGTTATCACAACTAAAGCCAAAAAACGATGACCAGCGTTGGTCACGTATATCATTTGATGTGGGGCCAGCAGCACCGCACCAAGCACCCTCAGTTAAGTCTGTGGGTATAACAGGACAGCTGACAGGATCTAGAGCTGACCTAATGGTACTAGATGATGTCGAAGTACCAAACAACAGTATGACTGAACTACAACGTGAAAAACTTTTACAGTTGGTTACTGAATGTGAGTCTATCCTTACTCCTAAGCGTGATTCTAGGATTATGTTCTTGGGAACTCCTCAAACCACTTTTACTGTCTACAATAAACTACGAGAACGTAGCTATAGACCTTTTGTATGGCCAGCTAGATACCCTCGCAAGGTAGCTATGTATGACGGCTTGCTTGCACCACAGCTGGCAAAGGACTTGGAAAACGGAGACCTAGCTTGGCAACCTACAGATACACGTTTTAAAGAAGAAGACTTACTAGATAGAGAAGCATCTATGGGACGTAGCAATTTTATGTTGCAGTTTATGTTAGACACTACACTGTCTGACGCAGAAAAGTTCCCATTGAAGTTTGCAGACCTAATAATTACACCTGTAAACCCTACACATGCACCAGAAAACATTATTTGGTGTTCTAGTCCAGACAACATAGTCAAAGACTTACCTTGTGCGGGGTTACCAGGGGACTATTGGTACAGCCCTATGCAGGTACAAGGTGAATGGCTTGAGTATCAAGAAACCATATGCAGCGTAGACCCCTCTGGAAGGGGCTCAGACGAGACTGTAGCATGCTTTCTATCGCAGTTGAATGGTTTTATATACCTACATGAGGTTTACGCCTCTAGAGACGGTTACAGTGACCGTACATTATTAGAAATATTAAGGAGATGTAGAAAGTATGGTGCGAGTACATTGCTCATCGAGAGTAACTTTGGCGATGGTATTGTATCAGAGCTATTTAGAAAACATTGCCAAACGACAAAAACAAACATAGACATAGAGGAGACTAGAGCAAATGTTAGGAAAGAAGATCGTATTATTAGTAGTCTTGAGCCTGTCTTTAATCAGCATAGGTTGGTTGTTGACCCCAAGGTTATTCAATGGGATTATGCGTCAAATGCTGATGAAGCAACTGAAAATAGATTCCAATATATGCTTGCCTACCAAATCAGCAGAATGTGCAGGGAGCGAGGGGCTGTTAGACACGATGACAGAATCGACTCTCTCGCCCAAGGCGTTAAATGGTTTACAGATGCCCTCGCCATCTCTGCTCAACAACAGATAAAAGACAGACGAAAAGAAGAATGGTTAGACCATCTAGAGGCTTGGATGGATGATTCTCAAGCAGAAGCTAACCATATGGTGTTGGGGTTGGATTTAGACCAACGTAAGGAGGCTAGAGGTATCTCTAGAAGTGGCGATATGACTTGGATGTGACCAACCCCATCATAAGACACGGGGAAGTGGTGCTCCTCGTGGGTGGAAACAGCGGTCAAGAGGGGAAGATGATTTTATCACTCCCCCTCTTCTATACGAGTTACCCGCTCGTACTGTATATAACCACCTACTACTACACTATAGCACCTACGTACATTACAACCATGACAAAAGAATCGTTGTGGGGCAGGATTAAGAAGAGTAGATGGTATAAAAGATTTAGATTAGCACTAAAACTTCAACGCTGGCCACTTCTAACCTTAGCCCAAATGAAAGTAGAGTTGCAAAGACAGCATCTCAA